TTTTTATATTTATACAACTGGTATTTGTGAATGGGGTGATTTATATGCAGCAGCAAATACATGGAATACGATTTTAAGAGCAAATATTTTAAGATCAATTCATCCAAGTTTTAATCAAATTATAATAAGACATTTTGATCCATTAATTGAGATGGGAAGTAGTAATAAACCAATGTCAAAATCAATTACAGATAAAATAATTACTGAATTTAATGAAACAATTGTACATATGGATTTTCTTGCAGGTACTTTGCAAAGAGAAATAAAAAGTGAATTTATTCATGGTAAAATAAATTTTAACCGTATAGAAAAACCACATTTATTATTGGATTTAGCACATATATTTAGATATTTACCAACTATACCTAAATTGATACAAATATCAGGTCATTATGATGAAGTAGATAAACCTTCTTATACTACTATTAATTCTGTTTATCCAGGATATTGTGGAAATACGTCATTCACTGATTATGGTTTTTCAAATCAATTTATTGCACATAGTAATTTTTTTATGACCAATACCCATGGCAATGTTGTTACTTTTATTGACCGTTTATATAAGCTAAAATATCATATGGATACAGGAATAAGATTTGGTTTAACACCACCTATAAAAGATTTTATATATTCAGACCCATCTGTGTTAATAAAATATATTTATTTAGTAATAAGAAATAAAAGTATTCAATATTTAAAATCAAAAGGTATTGAATATGCTATTATAGATCCTGCAATTGACAAATTATTTATTAATGAATTTTCAAAAAATATTGTAATGGAAATCATTAATCTACTAATGAATATTGACTTAAATATGGATGAATTAATTGATAAAGTTTATGATCTCAAAGTTAGAAAAGCTATCAAATTATTAAATTCTGAGTTAATTTAACAGTTAACCTTATATTGATTTAGCTTTAGTTTTAATCTATCAGTAGCAGATTTAATTAATATTGTTTTATTTTTTATTTGGTTATTTGATTCCTTTATAAATTGAATATCTGGATTTGATGACATTGCTATACTCACACCTTGTTCTGCTAAAATATTCCAATTTCCTATTGTTACTACTGCTTTATCTATAATATTTTTTTCATCTACTGATAATTCAGCATCTATTGGAATTATATTGGTTGGATTGACAAAATGTTCTATGTATTTTATAGCACATGATAATTCTGACATAACTCCTTCTAATACAATTTTTGTTTCATGAGCTGATTTTGGTATTTGTATGGTTGATGTTGTTAATATTGTTTGTTTAAATTTACCAAATATTTCTGATAGATTATAAATTTTTTTTAAAGATTCTGCTATTGATCTTAAGAAATCGATGTCATTTATTATATTCACATTTTCTAATTTAATAATATAATTAGTAAATAAATTTGATAATTCATCTGCAGCCTGTCCAAACTCTTCAAAACCATCAACATTTATATCCAATTTCATTTGTTTCGTTTCATTTGCAATATTTGCAGCAGCTTTAAATAAATCAGCATAATCATCTATTGAACCTTTGCCATGAAAATCTGAACATGTTATTTTACTAGCATATGTTTTTATTTCATTTAATAATTGAGCATTCTCTACATTTGTTGTATCAGTATCAGATATTTTTACTATTTCTATTAAATCTTCTTTTATTTGGGGATCATATTTATCTGGATCAGTTGTGTCAAATGTTGTTTCTGTTTTTTCAGAACCATCCATCAATTGTCCCTGATTATTTGTTATTACTAAACCATTTTCTCTAATTATCTGATCAAGTTGTATTATCGTTATTTGATTAGTTGCTATCTGACTTGTTTGATCAGCTATAGTTGGATTTGATGTAGTTGGATTTGATGTAGTTGGATTTGATGTAGTTGGATTTGATGTAGTTGGATTTGGTGTAGTTGGATTTGGTGTAGTTGGATTTGGTGTAGTTGGATTTGATGTAGTTGGATTTGATGTAGTTTGATTTATTACTGGTAATAATGGATCTGTCTGATTTTGATTATCTGTCTGAGTTTGATTATCTGGCATTGTTTATTATATTATAAGATTATATAAATATTTTAAAATTTAATGAATTTTATTTTAAAATATTTATATAAAAAATTGATATTTTTATTTATATGAGCCAGATTGTATATAAATATAATATTATATATATTGTATCTATTAATAATAAAATGGATCAGGTAACTTGTATGTATAATACAGAAATAAAATTATATTGTCCAGAATCGGATGAAGGTAATATCGAGTATAAATATAGATTAATAAATCTAAGTGAAGAAATCATGTCTAAACGTACAACTCAAATGAAATTTAGAATTAATGAAGGTGGGGGAGAAGCCCTATATTATATTGGTGTAATGGATGATGGTACACCATTAGGATTATCAAATTCAGAATATATTGAATCTGTTAAAAATTTAAATCAAATTGCATCAAATATGAATTATTCTGTTGCAAAAATTTATGAATCAGTTATAAAAAATTCATATATTGGTGAATTTTTAATTAGAGAAAATGATGCAAATCATTATGTTGATCTAAAAATTGGTGTAGCTGGTAATGTTGATGCTGGAAAATCAACAACTATTGGAACTTTAACAAAAGGAATTTTAGATGATGGTAGAGGTAGAGCTCGTTTACATGTATTTAATTATAAACATGAAATAGATTCAGGTAGAACTAGTTCAATCGGTCATCAAATAATGGGGTTTGATTCAAATGGTAATATTGTTAACACAAAATTTGATCGTCCTCCGACATGGGCAGATATTGTAACTAATTCAAAAAAAATAGTATCATTTTATGATTTAGCTGGTCATGAAAGATATTTGAGAACAACAATATATGGTTTAACATCAATTTATCCAGATTATTGTTTAATTATGATTGGAGCAAATATGGGTATTAATCATATGACAAAGGAACATATGGGTCTTTGTCTAACATTAAAAATTCCATTTATTATTGTTATTTCTAAGATAGATATTGTACCAGAAAATGTTCTTGAAGAAAATCTAAATAAAATTAATAATATTTGTAAAAATGGAGCAAGAAAAATACCATATAATGTTAAATCTAAAGAAGATGTTATTTCAGTAATTAAGAAAATTAAATCTGATGGAATTGTACCAATTATACAAATATCAAATGTTAGTAGTCATAATCTGGATTTATTAAAATTAATGTTAAATCTTCTTCCAGTAAGAAATGATTATGCTGAAAATATTGATAAACCAATTGAGTTCTTAATCGATAATACCTATTCTGTTATTGGTCATTCTACTATTGTTAGTGGAATGCTACGAAGTGGTACTTTAAAAGTTAATGAAAATGTAGCATTAGGACCATTTTTTGATGGTTCATATAAACAATGTAAAATTAGATCAATTCATTGTAAATTTAAAGATATAAGGGAAGCTAAAGCGGGTACATATATTTGTCTTAGTCTAAAAAATATACTTCGTAAAGAAATTAAGAAAGGAATGGTTTTAGTATCTGATATAAATAATTGTAAAATTGCTCAAAAAGAATTTTGGGCAAATATTCATATCTTACACTCACCTACTACCATTAAAATTGGATATGAACCATTTGTACACATTGATCAAGTCAGACAAAGTGTTAAAATTAGCGAAATCGTTAAAATTAATAAAGATTCTGATCCTAATCTTATAAATCAATATAAAACTATCCCTAATACATATGATGATCTAGTAGCTACTGAAACTAAATTAAAAGATTTGGGATTTACTAAGAAAAGAATTCCATACAAAAAATATAAATCTAAATTAGCTAATTATATGGAACAAATTAATCAACTTAATCAATCTGATCAAATCAATCAATCTGATCAAATCAATCAATCTGATCAAATCAATCAATCTGATCAAATCAATCAATCTGAATCAAATATATTAAGAACAGGTGATAAAGCATATATTAAGTTAGAGTTTTTAATGAAACCAGAATATGTTAAACCAACTATGAAATTAATTTTTAGAGAAGGTAAGGTTAAGGCTGTTGGTAAGATTATCTAAATTTTATTTTTATTTAATTTAAGGCATAATTAGTTAAAACATTATAAATTAATTTATGATGTTTTAACCAAGTACAACATATCAATGTCTATACAAATATTTACAAAATGCTTCATCATCGCATTCGCATCTGCTGACATAATTGCCACATTCGCACTCTCCTCTGAAGCAATAGCCTTGACAGTCGCGCATATAAAGAATGCGATCAAACTCTTGATCGCATTCTTCCAAGTATTTATCTACTTCAGCTATTCCAGCTATTCCAGCTATTCCAGCTATTCCAGCACAATATGTGCATGATGGATAGCCATTGCTATTATGCAAACAATGTGTGAATAATTTTCAATAAATGCACCAATAGAAGCTCGTTGTCATGTTTTACTTAGGTTTAATAAATGAGATCTAAAAATTAAAACATTTCAATTTTTCAATTAATAAGAAATTATTAATTTAATTCATCCTTAAATAAATATTTTCTCTATAAATCTTATATTAAATAAAAAATGAATTCAAATGATATGTTTATTCCTGAACAAGAACATCTTAAATGTGCACCTTCTAAAGTATATTCAGAAGGTAGTTGTTTTACGTTAGAATCGCTTGTTAAAATGGCACATGCTTATAATAATTATATTGGAGCAGAATCGAATAAATTAATTAATATAAATTTATCTAAAACAGAAATAGTAAAAGAACTAACGAATAGAATAACAAATTGTGGTACTGATCAACTTTGTTGGTTAGATGTTGATTGGGTAAAGAAAATAAAAGATACTGAAATTCATAAAAATACATTTAGACCAAAAGGGCCACAAGGGAGATTTAAATGGTTGAGTACTACTAATATTAATGACATAATGAAACAATATGAAGCAAAATATAATGATTTTAAATTTTTTGGAGCTGTTCCTTATGATTTTGAAGATTTAGAACAACTTAATATTGGTAATATGGACTTGGATGAATTATCAATTAATACTAAAAAAATTGGATTAGTTATTAATTTAGATGAACATTGGAAAAGAGGATCACATTGGGTAAGTTTATTTGCAGATATAGGTAATGATCGTATTTATTATTTTGATTCCTATGGCATTAAACCAAAAAAAAGAATTTCGAATTTTGTAAAAAAATTGGCTCTATGGTGTTATAAACGTCACCATTTAAATATTCTTAGAGGTGGTTCAGAAGATAATAATTTAACAGATACAGAGAGTCAATTTATGAAAGGGAAAAAAAATAAATATGAACAAATTATGAAAATTGATTATAATAAAACTAGACACCAATTTAAGAATTCAGAATGTGGTGTCTATTCTGTTAATTTTATTCTTAGAATATTAAAAGGCGAACAATTTGAAAATATTTGTAAAAATATTACAACTGATGACCAAGTTAATGAATGCCGAAAACAGTATTTTAGATTTAATTAAATAAATCAATCAATCAAGACAAATATTATGAGTATTATACGATGGTCTAGTTTTATATAATTCTTTAACATTATATTTTTGTGTTTGAATTTTAGTAATATCTGTTAATTTACGATTAGCTAATTTATCACATTCAAATTGTATATTTGAAAATATCATTTGTTCTGGAGGAGATTTTTGAGTAAATGCTGACGGTAAAATAGATCTTTATAAATCTTGACAATTTAAAAAATTTCAATTTTTTAAATATGTCAAAGATTATAAAAGATCATATTCACCAAGGCTATATTTTCTTTATAATTCTTTATAAAGAAAATATTTGCGGACCTCTAAGTGAACCAATTATGCCTAATTCTCTAGCAACTTTAAGATATCTAATTGCATCAATAACAACACCTGCACTATTAGGACTATCTATAACAGATAATTGCGCATCTAATATAACTGGTGAACCCATAAAACCTTCCATTTCAACTCTAAAGTTTGCAACTTTATTATCTTTATAATATCTGATATATTCAGATGGTCCTGCATGAATAAAACTATTATTTAAATCAATGCCTCTAATGCGCAAATATTTTCTTTATAATTCTTTATAAGTTATATGATCTATTATGGTCTACTAGTAGACCATAATAGATCATATAACTTATAAAGAATTATAAAGAAAATATAGCCTTGGTGAATATGATCTTTTATAATCTTTGACATATTAAAAAAATTGTAATTTTTTTAATATGTCAAAGATTTATAAAGATCTATTTTACCGATTTTGAGAGTTAATAACATTTTCTTTTGATATTTTTTTAGATATTACGCGTTCTTTATCTGTCATATTTAAAAATTCAGTATTACCACCAACATTTCGTTGTATATGACATTTAACTTTATGACCTCTTGCAAATGCCAATTCTTGAATCATTTTAGAAAAAATCGATGCTCCAAATTGAGATAACATATCATCACCAATTAATGGTATTCCTTTATCAACAAATTTTTGTTCCCATTCTGGATTACTTGCAATAAAAACAGGTATACAATTACATAAACTTACACCTGATTCCAAACAACATTCTGCATAAAATTCAGTTGCTAATTGTGATCCAACTGGTAAATAATTTATTAAAATATCAACTTTATTATCCATTAAAATTTGAATTATCTCTTCTTTTGATAATTCAATATCATCATTGATTTTAAAAGCTTCATCGTCATTATAATCATTCATTATTTTTGCAACTCCATCAAGAACTGGACCTTTTTTAACAATTGGTCCTGGTTCAATATTATCATAATTTATAAATAATGGTGTACAATTAGGTAAAGAAACAATTGCATCACGTAAATTTTTATTTGTTTTACGTGAATCTACATCAAATGCTGCAACAAAATTAATATCCTCAAAAGTATAACCACCAATATTATTCTTCATTAGACCTGAAATATTATTATTTTCATTTTTATTGATTTTATAGTAATGAATACCCTGATAAAGTGAAGAACAACAATTTCCAACCCCAACTACTGCAATGTTTATTTTATTCATTATAATAAATTATAAGAATAAAATATATATTGGGACTAGAGGATTAATAAAACAGATTATAACTGATCTGTTTTATTAATTATAATTATTTTAATTACAATCTTATTTTATATAAAATTATACTGTTGTTTATAATTATATTTATTAAATGGATTACACAAAAAAGTTACTTAATTTTTTTGATAGTGAAATTATTCAAATATTTATTGAAACTATTCATAAATATTATCACAATAAAAGAAAAACTAAATATTCTGTTGAATATTATCTATATTATATTATTCTT